GAACTGAGGGGCCGGGGCAACAGTTGGATTCATTACATTAGCCATTAGATCCTCCGAAGGATAACTTATAAGTATCTCTCGTATATAATACCACTAATCAAAGAAGGGATTTTCAGCAACTGAGATAGTTGGCATAATATCGTGAACTGTCAAGTGGCAGGCTAAAGCCAAACTGTCTGGGTAGTCATCAAATGCACCCCTCTCATCAGGAGCCTCTGCTAGTAGATACGGTCCACGATTAACACGTTCTAGGTCAACCATCTGCTGATTAAACTTCTTCCAGCGTCGTGTTCGCTTCGCTTTTGAGTGCCCCGGTATTATAAGCTGATCTCGTTGAATCAACTCTGTCAAATGCACCCACCTCTCATTCTGGGCTTTGGCATCTGACGATAAAGGTAAAACCTCCATGTCTGGAAGTAGGAGTGCTAGACGTTCCGCTACTGCTCCACCTACTCCTTGAGCGTCAATACCTACACGTAATACATCATAATTCCTTACAAAATCAACGATCTTAAAGTACTGAGATTCCCAGTCAGTATCGTGTAGCTCCAGCCAGTTCAGTACACGATGCTCAAAGAAACCAAGTCCATCAGGATGATCCCAGTCAACCCATACGGCTGTAGCCACAGTTGAGTCATTTGAGCGGGCAACATCGATACCAATAACAATAGGAGTACGCCACCACTCTGTAACCAAGGGCATAGACGAGTCATAGAGTCTGTCTAGGCGCTCCTCCGTAACGAACATACCCTTTTCAAGAATCCAGTGATTAAGGTAGGACATACGGAACTCATCAGAATCCTCCCCAATTCTTACCTTTTCTTTAGCTATGAACTTGCCGTAGTTGGTATTATATTTAGCAGCAGTACGCCAGTCGTACTCAAAGTGTGACTGCCTTTGTCCTCGTTTCTTCGCAATGTCACGACGTTTATTAAACTGAATCATCTTATAGAAGTAAGACTTGCTACGAGTGGCGGTGCCCGTCATTATGATAGATCCGTTATTAAACGCAAGCATAGGCTTTATAGACTTAGTGACAACAAACTCATCTGCCTCTTGGGCCTCATCAACTATGGCTAAATGATAAGTCTTTGACTCAATCTTTGCCTTTGGGTTACACGTTTGCATACGGCAAATAGATCCCGAGTTTTTGAGGGACAAGATTTTACCCTTGCCTCTAGCACCGCCTGAAGAAGCTCGGTCGTCAATCTCTGGATCTAGCAGAAAGTCCATAGCGTGATCACTAGTTAACTTACTAACTATACGACTAAAGACTGTGTCAGCCTGATCCTCGGTAGGTGCAAACACACCACACCAAAATCCTTTGTCAAATTTACTCAACCACACGGGGTAAATCTTTGACAACTTTGGAAGTATCACCATCATTGAAGCAATGACATTGGACAGTACCTCTGATTTACCGCTCTGTCGGGTGGCTATAAGCGTTAGCTCTTCACCATCTCCTACAACAATGGACTCTATAAAGCGATAGGCAATGGGAAGTTGGTACGGAAACAGTTTAACATCGCAAAATTCCTCAGTAAATATAACCAGTTTGTTGCATAGTTCAGATACGAACTCGGCTGAAGCCTCATCTAACTCCTCGTCTATGTCCGCAACGGCATCAAACTCGTCAGCTATTTCCTCCTCGTTCTCTAGAAGGTCGGTGCTCATTCTTTTCTTTCAGATAGCTCATCCCACATAGTGGCAAGAGTGTCTAACCTGTTGCTAACTTCGTCTGCACCATGCGAGTGGAATCGCCATTGATCAAAGGCTTGTCCAAGTTGCATGATCTCTAAGTCCATCCAGTCGAGGAGATCCTTGGTTGACATTTTAGTAACTCTAGATGGTCGCTCTAAAGTACGTACTGGGTGTTCTTTTTCGCCTTGCCAAAACTTCATTACCACTCACCAATCTCCTCTGGGTCTTCCGGTAGCGGGCGACCTACTAATGAATGTAGTAGACCTTCCTCAACCGTATAATGTTCTGATGGTTTACAAATACCTATTTGGAATGTTCGGAATGGAACAACAAGCTGTATTCCATGACCAGTTCGCCATGGGTAGTCTGTTTCCCTCATAAATGACTTCTGAACACCCACCTTCTTAACTGTGGTCTGACGTGTAAGCCAATAAACTGGCCCCACCCCCTGAACTAAGTCCAGCGTATTTCGCAAGACTAGCCACCAACAAATGATACCAGTTATAGCAAAACCTAGTAAAAACCAGCCTCGCATAAAGGGAAGTACTGGTAGTAGAAGTAAACCTATAACTAAAGGGCTGTACCCAATAACTTTATTTATAGTAGTCATACCACGTATACAGTAGCATTACTCCGAATACAACTAACGCACCTACAGTTAACCAGTACCACATACTACATCCCGGCGAAATAATCGTCTACTTCTGATGCTGAAGCCCTGTTGTAGTTATAGGAGTTCATCTGAGCGTTAATATAGCGACCAACTGAAGATGCTGTTACAAACTCGTTGTATATGCTAAAAGGCACATCGTAGTAGGCCCACGGGTCGTTGTATTTATGAAACCTTACAAAAACGGTACCAACACCAGACTCAGCATCATTCGGATCGTATGGGACATACCGTATAGCTGCTACTCTAGAACTATCTACATACACAGGCTCAAAGTATCCCGGTCCCGGCTCTTCCCCAGCGGCTATTTTTCTCTGATCTTCTCTTTCTCGTTCCTTAGTGAACGTGAAATCAGTTGAACCAGCGGTGCCTTTAGCCTCGCCTTTATCAGGTCTCGCTGTTGCCATCCTCTGTAGACTCCTCTGAGATTAGTTCCTCAACACGAGCCTTAAGTTCTGTCACCATTGCAGAAAGTACGATGTTTTCTCCCTGCAAGCCGTTTACACGGGTCTGAAGCTCATTAATGATCGTTTGAGGATTGATGCTTATTTCTGGTTCGTTATCCACTTTTACTCCTTAAAGTATCCAAATTAAGTACGTATACAGTTTAGCACTACGGCATTATGATACTTCAATAAAAATACACTCGCCGGGACACTCATCTGCCGCCTCTATGGCTGCTTCAACATCTGAACTGGGGACTGTTGCCAAGCCGTCTGCCATCTGTAATATCGGTTCTTCATAGACGTTAGTCCCATCGTTGTAGACCGTGGGCCAATTCTCTTCTTTGACATAGGCGAGACCATCTGTTCCCATAGCAAAAACCGATGGGCAGATTTCTTCACATAGTCCGTCCCCTGTACAAAGATCTTGGTCGATCCAAACTTTCATTTTTACATCCTCATGTTTCATGGATAGGTCACATCCGCATCTCTAATTGTCAAGCGATACCATCCGCTATTAGCATTATTATACACCGAAGCACGAACCACGTAATCGCCTGCTGATAGCTCTCTTGTTATGCGAGAGTCCCATGAATCTGAAACATTTTCGATAACAGGATCACCATTAGAAAGTGTTACGTTCGGTGTCTCATCAGGGTCTGTTGCAGTGCTAGGTGGATTGCTGCACGCATTACCGCAGTCAGCACCGCTGTCATCGTTGTATGTGATTTGATTACCAACTGTTATCGCATCCCTATCCCCTGAATGGTCGCCGTCATCTGAGTCTGTGTCGTGATTCAAGTAGATGTAAGGATCACCCCATTCATTGTTCTGCCCAAACTGCGCTCTGGTTAAGTTCGTTTCAGCGTCTATACGAATATCCATAAGCCCATCGCCATCTGTGCAGTCGCAGGCTTCGTTTTCTTCAGCGGCGGTAGGTACTGAGAACGCAACCCAATCGTGGTCATTGCGGCTATGGGAATCAACTATGCACCAGTCACCCAGACCAGTGAACCCACCTTGATCGCAGGATGCAGGTACGACCTCAGTAGCAGTTGTTACCGCTACAGTTTGTGAGCTTGTTTCCTCTCCCCACGTTGTGCCTGTCGTAGCGCAAGCATTGTCTACGCAACTGTATTGTTCTGTGCCATTAGTCGTGTAAGTCGTTGTGGTCGTGGTTGTTTCAGTTGTGTGTGTTTCATACCAATGTCCATCTTCGCCTCTTGCTAACACAGTTGTAACAGTTGACTCGCTAGTGTTGCTAAATCTCTCAGTAACTACGTCTTCGGCATATCCCCAGAATGT